ACTTCATCTGTCTTTATTATACCACCCTGTTCGAATTTGTCAAGGACATTTTTATTAAGCTGCACAGATGCATATTTTTCCTGCAATATTTGATTAACCTGGCGTGATACTGGTCTCATCCTGCCTGACATTATTTGAGAAAAAGCTTCACTAAAAAATTCGTTTTTGTTTGTTGCTCCATAGCGTGACAACGCCTTTCCGAAAAAATCAACTTGACTTTTTCCGGAACTTGAGCCGCCTGCTTCTATCCATTTTAAATAAGCGGAATGCTTTTCAGCTTCATATATAGCACTGATTTGAGCTTTAGCTTCGCTCGAAAGATCTTCCCAAATTGCATGGCCGATTTCATGGTAGAACGTTCCATATTTATCTTTACTTGCATTCCAGTTATCAGCAAAAAGTTTCTCAGCTTTTTTCTCATAAGTGCCCATTGAAGAATTTACCAGTTTAATAGTTTTTGTCAATGGGTCGTATGCAGCTTGCATGTATCTTGTACTACCTGATTTAACCACGTCAATTTTTTCTATATCCAATTTTCTGCCGAATCGTCCATAGACTTGATTTGCAGCATCAACAAATCCGTTTTTTACGTCATTCTTTAATTTAGGATTTATCACCAAATTATCTGATTTATAAAATTTCCTGTCAGAAACTATGCCAGGCGTTAAAACTGGATTTTTAACTTTTAGCACAGTACCACTTCCACCGGAATTGTCAACAGATTTCGTCTTGATTTCCGCAATACGCTTTTTCTTATCAGATGTGGTAAATCCGGCAACAGACTTTTTATAATTAACTACCGCTGTTCTGTCGGGCTTATATTTCAAATCATTATCGGTACAATATTGTTTAAGTGCTTGCTGCCGTGTTTTAAGCGTTTCTTTAGCTTTTTTCAGTCCCTCAGTATCGCCGACAGATTCCAGCGATATGCATTCACGTTTTGATTTTCTCACACGCCTTTCAAGCTCTCTCTGCCCTTGTACTTTTTTGTACTGTTCCTGATTGTCGTATTCGTCATACGGAAAATATTTTTGATAAGAAATGCCCGGAATAAAAGGATAAATATGGTGTCCGCAGTTGATGCCAAGAATTCCGTCAGGTTCACCATAGCTTGATTTTTTCCATGAATAATATTTTATTTTTCTGCCATGCAGGTCGGTTGTAAAACCGTCTTTGTTCTTACGGTTGAATATTTTACCCTGATCTTCTGCACATTTAGGACGTGCTCCGGCATGACTTGATACTTCAATCAAATCAACCCCGTAATCCTCCATACGGTCAAACTGTGCCTGATGGGCAACATTATTTGCTGTTGTACGAATATCCATGTTTATGTAAGCTTCTGGAGACCATTCTCTTCCTAGCTTATCCACAAATGCTGGAATGCCTTTTTCAGACATTTCTTTGATACATTGCCTCATAGCTGCCTGTCTGCTTTCTGCACCTGTTACAACCTTTCCGGTCGCTTTATTAAGCGTATTAATAAAAGATTGCTTTTCGGCAAGTTCAGCAGTATCATTGATAATTTTCTGTGCTGCTGATTTTGCTTTATACCGCATAACAGTATTAACCATGTTAAGAGACTGTTTTGCTTGTTTTTGATAAGAGGTAAGCGCTCTTGCCATGGTTTTTTCAATTGGTACTTCCGTACCGTTTATAATACCGTTCCTTGCAAGCTTCTGAAAACCGGGTTCAAGTTCCTCAACAGCAGAAAGTGCGGCGGTTTCAAGAACCTCTGTCAGCATATCCGGAGCGATTCCCGCATATTCTGTAATAACTTTTATGTTTGATTTGTCTAGCGCGCCAAGCTGTGCAAGCATCTGTATTTTCCACTGTGCTGTAGGACTGTCAATATTTCCGGCAGCTAAATATTCGGCGATATTAGCAATAAGATCGGTTTCAAGTCCTGTGTATAAATCACTCAGACTTTGACTGAGCCGCATCATCTCCAGTTTTGTCATTGTTTTCACCGCCATTCAGAAAATCGTCAATATCAATTCCCGTTACCGACTGTTCTTTTGAAATACGGTCAAGTTCCTGCTGCGCAGTTTCTTCGTCACATTTTTGAACCTCCATAATAGCATTCAATTTTGATTTTAAGCCTGCTTGCGTAAGTTTTATATTGTTGTCAATCAAAGTATTATCATCAATAATAATGTTATCCTGCCAACCTACAGTAACAGCATATTCCTTTACAGGAATAAGATCAAGAGCCGTACCTAATGCAATAAGACTGTGTACAAGCTGTTCAAGCATTTCGGTAATTATATTTTTATTGGATTTAATAGTTCTTGCCGTTTTACTGTCCTGTGAAATAACTTCGGTGGCTGTTTTCATTCCCTGTACTGAATCAAACGAAAATGAGCCGGCGGACAATCCGATCTGAAAACAAAGAATATTAAGCAGAGCGTTAATAGCGGATACATGTTCTTCAATACGCAGTTCAGTTGTATTATCAGTAATTTTCAGCGTTTCATTTTCTTCCGTTTTTAAAGCTATAAATGCTTCATCATCTGCATCAAAATAGCGGCGCATACTGTTTGTCAATGGGTCGACAACAGTTCTTATACATTGAGCCGGAACAATAATTCGTTTTTTGCCCAAGATAAATTCACGGCTGAAACTATCAAACGCAATATCAAGCGTTTCAAGAGTATCCACAGCATTTGCAAAAACCGATAAGCCAAGAGGGGAATCCGTTTCGATGTTGTTTGATACACAGGGCTTGAAATAGCAAAACATAGGAATCTGTATATTATCGTAAGTTATGTAATCGGTAAGGGACGGAAACATTTCAGAAACAGCGCATTTTGTCCCAAGGCTGTCCTTTATGCTGCTTTTATATGCTGAATTTTCAATTACAGTAATGCCTTTTTTATTAGTCCCGTGTTTTTCCATAAGGGTATAATAATTACCGTTTTTATAAGAAGTTGTGAGGAATACGCATTCGGTTACAGTTTCGCCCGTCCAGCCTATCGGAAGAAAATGTTCAGCCTGAACATAGTCAATCATTGGTTTTGAATTATCAGCATAAATTTTTAATGCACAACCGCCCATTGCATAGGCATAAGACAAAATCTCAGGAAACTTGCGCCAAAATCCAGTTTTATTCAGTACACTATTTATGTATTCCTGATACGCTTCATTGTCAAGAGTAATTTCAACCTGTTCCGAAAATGTCATAGCTGAAAATTCATCACATATAACTTTAGCTGCATTCAGAAGCTTTCTGTTACGAAATCCTTTAGCGTATAGTCCGGAAGCTCTTGTGCGCCGCCATGGGGGATTATTTTGAAATATATGTTTGTGCAGTCCCATATCCTTGTAATTATCTGTAAGATTCAGAATTTCCAGATTCGGAAATGCTTGTTTAGCGTCCTGTAAAATATTCATCAGCCATTTAATCCTCCAATCTCTATAATATCATTCATCAGCGGTTCAACACTGTATTCAAATGCATCAAGGCTGTCTATGTTGAAATTTCCATCGTCAAGACGGACATCATCAATCTTTTTTGAATCCCATACAGCCGACTGAAAAGCTTGTATGATGTACTTACAATTATTCATAATAAAAAATCTGTTTTGTGCCATGATTTGATTGGTAAAGCGAATTCTTCCAAGTATTTCAGATTTTCTGGCATTGTGCGGATTTATCGGTATTTGTTTTTTGATCAGTTCAGATTTAATGCCTTTTATGAGTGTCGTTTCTGCACTGTCAAAATAAATATCATAAACATTATATTTACTTTGACATCTGCGTATAAAATTAATGATGTCTTCATAAAGCTGAACAGGCGTTATAACCTCTTTGCGGTAATATTCTTCAAGTATTATCACTTTTTGCAAAGCTGTTGAAAATCCAGTACATATTCCGGCATGAGCCGAACCGTTGCCACCAAAGTCAAAGCCGATATTGCAGTACATGATATCAAATGGGTGAAGCTTACCTCTCAGAGTAACAGGATCAACTAAGAATCTTGACGAATTGTCTGCAAACTGCTTGTAAATAACCCCCTCCGCTGATACCCACAGTCCCTTAATATATCTGTCATGAAACACTCCTGTAAATTGTTTTTCAGCAGATTCCAATTGTGCAGGGGAGAGAATAGGATTATCTGACATCAAAAAATGTAAATGCAGTGCGTTTTTTTCATCAGCTTTCTGAATCCATTCGGTATAGAACCAATGGAATTGATTGTCCGGATTGCAGTTAAACCATAATTTAGCCTGTTCGACTGAAAGCGTTCTTGTTACTGCCTGTTCAACAAATGAACGCGGCATTAATGCCACCTCGTCAAAAAATACACCGCTTAACGTGATGCCTTGAATCAGCATGTAAGACGATTCGTCCTTACCGCCAAAAACATAAAAGTAATTTTTCTTTCCCATTCCCTCAACAGTCAGCAGATTGACGGAACGGGTATAAGTAACTTTGAAATAATGTGTAATATCAACTATTGATTGCAAGGGCATAATAATATTACGTTCTGCCGAACGTACAGTTTTACCGCATATACCGAATGTTGCGCCGTCAAAGCGTCTCATAGCCCATAAAATAAATGATGTAATCATGCAAATGGTTTTACCCGAACGTACAGCACCATCGCAAATAATCGCCTTGT